GAGGAGTCTCCAGAATCGATTTACCAATCGGGACATATACAGTGCGGTAAAAATCTACTCAATGTAGCAATGCCCCTCACTTGTAGGTATTACATTTAATCCTACCTCCCACCCACTACCTTCCCGATTAGTTCAGTTGGTAGAACGGGTGACTGTTAATCACTATGTCGCTGGTTCGAGTCCAGCATCGGGAGTTATGAGATTCAAAGCATTAGTTTTTGTTAGGTTAAGAGGATCTGTATCTGATGCTGCTGGTAATGCAGTGATGAATAATGTCAAAATGGTTGCCCCTAAACTTCAACCACATTTGTTGAGGATTGGTAAGGCAATTGATTTTTGGTTTGATGCAGAATCTGAAGAGATAGCAAGAGAACAAATGAATCTTCTATCTGATAGAATGCTCTCTAATACTGTGATAGAAGATTGGAGTTATGAATTACGGGAAACCGAAGAGACTGGTATAGGAGATATATCAAATGATAATGCTGGTACTTCAAAGCATCATCTATTTGAGTGAAACCGAATAAATAAGTAGGGGATACAACATCCCCTTTTTTAGTGTATTATGGTTAAATAGTAGTGTACGCCTTCGGGGTACAAATTATACACTCGCTTTTAAAGGAGAACCATGAACGCATTACAACGCTACCATTCTGCAAATCTTCCAGAATTAATGGACAAGATTTCAAAACATGGTATAGGGATGGATGATTATCTGGATCGTTTTTTTAATTCAGATTTCCCTTCAACAAATTATCCACCATACAATTTAATTCAATTGAATAATCATGAGTCAACACTGGAGATCGCACTTGCAGGGTTTAAGGAAGATCAGTTACAAGTCTTCACAGAGTTTGGAAAACTATTTGTACAAGGCAGAAAAGAAGAATCGGAAGTTGATGGAACGTTTATCCACAAAGGATTGGCCCAACGTAGTTTTGAACGAGTCTGGACGGTCTCCGACGATACGAAGGTTGGATCCGTCAAGTTTGAAGACGGACTCCTCACCGTACAGTTAAATAAAATTGTACCAGAACATCATGCTCGTAAATCTTACTTAGGAGGTGCAGATCATGAAACTAACTAGTCCTTTCAGCATTATAAAGAATGCTATTAGTGATCTCAAACGAGTTCCTAAAGTGAAGAAGCAGAAAGAAAAATCTGTGGTATAATATAAGAGTCAGAGAAATAAACCCTTTCTCCTGACTGCGGTGATCCCCTTTGGTAGGTTCAGGATTAGCGGCTATAGGAATCTACCTCAATATTATTTCATTGTATATGCCAGCATTGATTTGTAACTTACCTTCTACAGAGGTATGGGTAAGAAAAGAATATCTCACTGATCATCAAAGTGGTCATGGAGAATATGTAAAGGGCGTTTGGGTATCGGCAAAATCGATACCTGGACGTGCTTTTTATTTTGAAACTTATCTACCAGAATACGCAGCAGTTTACGATAAGTTGCCTGTCAGTGCTTTTTTATCACCATATACTTTTGGAAAAAACCCAGAGAAACCAGAACCAGATATGGAATTGCATAATCTACAGTTTTGGAACTGTATGGATTATGGAGTAGTTGCTGTCACTAAGCAATTCATTGGTTCAATGCATTATGAAATAATGACTCGTGACTATGGTGCTCAACCAGGAACTTACATATGTACGCTAGATAATTATCATCAAGATCCTGATCTAGTAGATTATTCTACGAGTGAGAGTCCTAGTGAACATAAATCTCACAATCTAATTGAATTGGATAATGGGCAATTTGCTTTATATCCTAATAATAGAATGAGAATCTATGATAATAGTTTGACTCCTAAAACACCAAAAACTCCTGACTTTAAAGTATCGACTTCATACTATCAAGTTGAGAATGGTCACGATAGAGATGGATTAGGATCAGAAGATAATTATTTTTGGAAAACATCGAAGGAGAGAGATGGCGAATCGCAATTGGGATGATCCCCTTGATTTTAAAGAAGAGGGTATTGTATTAGATTATAAAACTGCTGGTGTTGATATAGATGCTGGTAATAAGTTTGTAGAAGATCTTAAAACTAAAGTTCCTAACCTTGGTGGGTTTGGTGGAATGATAAAGGTTCCTTCGGGATATGAGGAACCTATTTTGGTGTCTGGAACTGATGGTGTAGGAACTAAGATTGATATTGCACAAGCTGCTAATGACTATACAACTATTGGTATAGATCTTGTTGCTATGTGTGTCAATGATATAATCACCTGTGGTGCTAAACCATTATACTTCTTAGATTATATTTCTACTCAGAAGTTAGATGATAAGATACCTGATATTATGACAGGTATTATTAAAGGGTGTGAGATAGCAGGTATGGATCTCTTGGGTGGAGAAACTGCTGAACATCCTCAGTATCAGATGAAGATTGACCTTGCTGGTTTCTGTACGGGTATAGTAGAGAAGAAAAATATTATTGATGGATCTTCTATTAAACCAAGTGATAAAATTATTGGTATAGAAAGTAGTGGTATTCATAGTAATGGATATAGTATTGTTAATTATTTGGCACGTAGACTTAAGTTAAATTATTGTAATCATCCTGAGTTACTTACACCAACAACCATCTATGCTCCTGTTGTAGAACGTCTCTTAAATGAGGTTGAAGAGGTTTATGGTATGGCACATATTACTGGAGGAGGAATCCCTGAGAACCTTCCTAGATGCCTTCCAAAGGGACTTAAAGCACACGTTGATTGGAATGCTTGGAGTGTTCCAGAGATCTTCTTAGAGATCCAAAGACAGGGTAATATGGATGAGTTGGAGATGAGAAAAGTATTTAATCTTGGTATTGGATATTGTGTAGTAGTTCCTGCTAATAGACTAGAATTTGCTATGGATATTATTGGAGATGAAAATTTAGGTTGTTGGGAGATTGGTGAAGTCTATGATGGACAATGTTAAAAACTATGTTATAATAACAATGCTATTTTAAAATCATGTCTATAAAACTAACTCTACTAAAATCAGGAGAGACTTTAATTTCCGAAACTAAAGAATTAGTAGCAGAAGATCAAATTGCACCAGTATCGTATTTGGTACAACATCCGCATTTGGTAAATATAAAACAGGTCACTGCTCCTGATCAGAAGGAAGGTGATTTTGGTATTGATGTTACATTAACTCCTTGGATTATATTAACATCTGATACTGAAATGGTTTTACCTACTGATTGGGTAGTAACTATAGTAGAACCTATGTCATCTTTAAAACAGATGTATGTGGATAAAAGTAAAACTTTTAAGGTAACTGAAGGAAATGAATCAGAAAAATTGGAGAGTATTTAATGGAGGAAGAAATGTCGATTAAATGTGTATTAGTTGATGTGGACAATGTTCTCATCACTGAAATGGTAGAAGTCATGGCAGAAATAGGTGAACCTGACTGTAAGTTCATCAATCCCTATAGGTTTGTTGATATTGATAACATGACACCTTGGTTACAAGCTTCTAATCAAACAGAATATATGCTAAGATCAAGTGACATTCTCACTATTGCTGAACCTACTGAAGAGGTAATTGAGAGATATAAAGAACTCACTGCATAATGCGATTCTATACAAACGTTCAGATGGTTGGAGACAACTTCTTGGTTCGTGGTTACGAAGATGGAAAACACTTCGCAACCCGTGAGAAGTTCTACCCAACCCTTTTTGTTGACTCAAAAAAGAAAACAAAATACAAAACACTAACTGGTGATGCTGTAGAAGCAATTGAACCAGGCACGGTTAGAGAAACCAGAGAGTTTATTAAAAGATATAGTGAGATTGATAATTTTAATGTTTATGGGAATGAGAGATTCATCTATCAGTATATTTCTGAGAGATACCCTGAACAGGAACTGAAGTTTGATATTGATAAAATTAAATTAGTCACTCTTGATATTGAGGTTAAATCTGAGCAAGGATTCCCTGATGTAGAATCTGCTGCAGAAGAGATACTTCTTATATCAATACAGGATTATACTACCAAACAGATTATAACTTGGGGTCAAGGACCTTTTAAAAATAAACAGGAGAATGTATTATATAAAGCATTTAGAACTGAATATGAACTTCTAAATGATTTTATTAATTGGTGGATGATTGAGACTAATACACCAGAAGTTATTACTGGTTGGAACAGTAAGTTGTATGATATTCCATATCTTTGTCGTCGTATTGATAGAATACTTGGAGAGAAACTTAAAAAAAGAATGTCACCTTGGGGATTGGTGACTGAGGATACAACTATCATTATGGGTCGTGAACATATCACTTATGATATTGGTGGTGTATCACAGTTAGACTACTTAGACTTATATAAGAAGTTTACTTACAAGGCACAGGAATCCTATCGTTTGGATTATATTGCTAGTGTAGAACTTGGACAAAAGAAATTAGACCACTCTGAGTTTGATACCTTCAAGGACTTCTATACTAATGGGTGGCAAAAGTTTGTAGAATACAATATAATTGACGTAGAACTTGTTGACCGTTTGGAAAGCAAGATGAAGTTGATTGAACTCGCTCTCACTATGGCATATGAAGCTAAAGTGAATTATGAGGATGTATTCTATCAAGTTCGGATGTGGGATACCATCATCTATAACTATTTAAAGAGAAGGAATATTGTTATTCCTCCTAAGAATAGATCTGATAAAAACGACAAATACGCAGGTGCTTATGTCAAGGAACCGAAACCAGGAAAGTATGATTGGGTGGTTAGTTTTGACCTCAACAGTCTTTATCCTCATCTTATTATGCAATATAACATTTCCCCAGAGACCATCAGGGAGACTAGACACAGTAGTGCCAGCGTTGAAAGGATCTTAAACAAGGAGTGTATATTTGATGGAGATTATGCAGTTTGTGCGAATGGAGCTCAATACAGGAAAGATGTGCGAGGCTTCCTTCCTGAACTTATGGACAAGATGTACGGGGATCGTGTTATTTTCAAGAAGAAGATGCTTCAAGCGAAGCAGCAATATGAGAAGACACCCACGGAAACATTGGAGAAGGAGATTGCTAGGTGTAACAATATCCAAATGGCGAAGAAGATTGCCCTTAATAGTGCTTATGGTGCTATCGGCAATCAGTACTTTAGGTATTACAAACTTGCTAACGCAGAAGCAATTACTTTGTCTGGCCAAGTATCCATACGTTGGATAGAGAATAAGATGAACCAGAAGGTCAATAAGATCTTAAAAACAGAAGGTGTTGATTATGTTATTGCTTCAGATACTGATTCCATTTATCTTAATCTTGGTCCTCTGGTTGAGGCTGTATACGAGGGCAGAGAGAAAACTAATCAAGGCATTGTCTCGTTCCTTAATAAGGTGTGTGAGAATGAATTTGAGCCTTTTATTGAGGGTTCTTACCAAGCGTTGGCCGACTACGTGAGTGCATATGATCAAAAGATGCAAATGAAGCGGGAGAACATCGCAGAGAGGGGTATATGGACTGCTAAGAAGCGATACATCCTCAATGTGTGGGATAGTGAGGGAGTCAGATATGAAGAACCTAAACTTAAGATGATGGGTATTGAGGCAGTTAAATCTTCAACACCAGCACCTTGTAGAGAGATGATTAAGTCTGCTCTTAAACTTATGATGAATGGCACTGAAGATGAAGTAATTGACTTTATTGACAAGTCTCGTAAGGAATTTAAGAAACTTCCACCAGAAGATATTGCATTCCCACGCTCTGCAACTAATGTAGAAAAGTATAAAGCATCTTCTACAATATATGCAAAAGGAACCCCTATACATATACGGGGTGCATTATTGTATAACCATTATGTTAAAAAACATAAGTTAGATAATAAGTATTCTTTGATCCAAAATGGCGAAAAAGTTAAGTTCTGTTATCTGAAAAAACCTAATATTATTCATGAGAATATTATTTCGTTTATTCAGGACTTTCCTAGTGAGATCGGTCTTGACATGTATGTTGATTACGATCTACAATTTGACAAAGCCTTCTTGGAACCACTCAAAATCATCCTTGATGCTATTGGGTGGAATGTTGAAAAAACTGTAAACCTAGAACTTTTCTTTTCCTAATGGAATTACCTATCAATCATAAGGATTTAAAGACTATAGTAAATGCACTATCTCTTGGTGGTGATACTAGACTTTATTTCTTACTTAAGAATATAATAGATGATAGGAATCTAAAGGAAGATCATACTAATTTAGATTTTTCTAGCGATCCTAATAATGTTAGGGTATTTTCAGAGTCTGATGAATATCAATGCAAACAAGGAGCGTGTGATATTTAATATCATATGCTATAATATTATTATTGAGGTTATAGAATGGATTTTTTAAAAGAGATAGTAAAGGAGATAGGTGACGAATACACCCAACTCGCCAAAGACATCGACGGAACAGAACAATTCATCGACACAGGTTCATACATCTTTAATGCAGTTGTGTCAGGTTCCGTTTTTGGTGGCGTATCTAGCAATAAGATTACTGCCATCGCTGGTGAGTCTTCTACTGGTAAAACGTATTTTTCCCTTGCTGTTGTCAAGAACTTTCTTGATAGCAATCCTGATGGTTACTGTCTCTATTTTGATACTGAAGCAGCAGTCAATAAAGGATTACTTGAGTCTCGTGGGATTGATATGAACCGCCTTGTGGTGGTAAACGTTGTCACCATTGAAGAGTTTAGAAGCAAAGCACTTAGAGCAATTGATATATATTTAAAGACTGACACATCAGATCGCAAACCTTGCATGTTTGTGTTAGACTCTTTAGGAATGCTTTCTACCGAGAAAGAGATTAGAGACGCACTTGATGATAAGCAAGTTCGTGACATGACTAAATCTCAACTTGTGAAGG